CACTGATCGTGCCGAGTTTCTTAATGGAAATTCGCTTTTTCCAGATCGCTATTCGCTTCTCGGTGCGTTCAAACTCACCCGGAAGCAGCGTCGGGTTAGTCGAAACGTCCGGTGGAATTTGTGACTCGATGATCGATTCAGTAAGCGGGATCGCTGCCCGCAACTTCTCGGGGATCAGGTTGAGGATCGACTTGGTGTAGCTGTCGTCAGGGAACACGAAAGGAACCGTGGACTCGGTTTTGAGCGACAGGTTATTGCCTAAGTTTTCGACTTCCGATTCAACCGTGAGCGGTGTCGGCGTGATCGATTGCAACCCCGTGGCGAGCGTGGCGATTACATCGGCCACCTGCTGTTGCGCGGTCATCCGGTATCCAGGCAGCGACACCGGAAGCGACGTCACATCGCGGAAGGTGCTGGTTTCCTTCACCACAAAAGCGTTCACCTGATCGCTGGTGTAACTGAGCTCGCCAGTTATTAGAGCGCGATCATTGGCGCTCGTATCGGCCACTAGCAGCTCGTGGCGCTTAGTCGGCACTACGACGCGGAACTTCTCAGGGATAATGTCAGGGATCGTTTTGCCGAAGCTCTCCTCGGGGAATAGCGTGTCCACGGCCTCAACGCTCCTGACCGAAGTGTTGTTCCCAAGGTTATCCACTGAAGCGTCGATGGTCAGCTCGTTCGGCGTGATGGTTTGCAGACCGAGCGCGATCCGGTTGGTCACCGTCGACACCTGTAATTTTCCGGTCAGTTTGTAGTCGATCAACTGCACCGGCAGAACCGTGACGTCGCGGTATTGCCGGGTGTTCTTGACCACAAAGACGTTCACCTGCTCGCTGGTGCGTTTGAGGTCGCCGTCCAGCATCACTGGTGGCCCTGCGGTTCCTACCGATACCGCCGAACTGGTCTGGATCGGCACGAGCGCCTTGAACTTGTGCGGGATAACGTCGGTTATCTCTTTGTCGTAGGTTTCCTGCGTAAAGAGGAAGTCCACGAAGTCGTGTTCCTCAAGGGCCGCTCCGAAGCCAAGGTCCTGCCACGTAACGTCAAGGAGCGCCGTCGGTGGAGTCGGATCGTGCGAAGTGAGTTGAAGCGTTTTCTCGATGTGCTCGACCTGTTTATCCTTGGTCGTGCGACTGCCGGTAATCGTGATCGGCAAGACGCCAGCTCCGAAAATGTTTTGGGTGCCGGTTTTGAGCCGATGACGGTAAACATCAATTTGCTCATCGCTCTCCGAAGTGACTCCCGGTGGTAGCGGCAGGGTGATCGGGCCAGCTACGCCAGCCTCGGTGAAGGTGTAGGACTGCTCGGGAATGAAGAAATCGAACTCGTGCGGTATCCCGAAGGGCCGATTGATTTCCCACCGCTGATTGGGAAACACATAAGGAACAACGCCGTAGGTGAGGAGCGATTTGCCGTCACCCAGCGCCTCTTGGCTCATCGTGGTCACCAAGGCCGAGAGCGCGGGCGGTGGATCCGTTTCGTTTACCAGCTTCTCGTGGATCAACTCGGTCTGCGCATCCTGTGTGCGCTTGTAGCTGACCAGATCGTTGCCGGTCAAGAGTTGTTCCTCGATCGTCTGGAGCGTGGCGCCTTCGTACTGGCCGGTGTTCTGGCGCAGATCCACCATGACCTGATCCCCAGTTAGTCCGCTCGGGAACCGGTAATCGGCCGGCGCGGGGCCGGTAAGGACTGTGGTCTTTAACTGGCGCCGAAACTTTTGCGGGGTGAGCTGGGGGGAACCTAAACTCTTGTGATAGGTTGCGTCCGAGCTGACTCTATCCCCGCGGCCTCGTTTAACGCCCATGTCACAGGTATCTGGCGCGAGTGATGTTGAGTTGCGGCGTCAACGATGCGCCGTTGCGGAGCCGTTGCACGGCCTCGTCGTATTCGCTCTTGAGCGAGGCGCGGATCTCCCTGTTCTGGACGTTGGGATGCGCGGACACATACTTCCAGCGGGCAAACGGGAGCAGGAAGGATTCGATCATGTCCGGTGGCAGGCACGGAATATCAATAGCCGGATCGTTGCCACCTTCCTCGTTCATCATGGTGCGATCGATCGGGACCGGCTTGCGATAAATGTCATAGTTCACGTTGCCTAGTTGCGTAGGCATGGGGTTGAGGCCCAAATACAGTGAGCCGCCACCCTTACGCGCGGTGTCCTGCATCTGCTCGACGCGATACTGCTGAGGGACGCCAGCGGTTTTCTCCCAAGTCGTGTACCACGGAAGGATATAGCACCAAGCGTTACGGGAGCCGCCAAGGACGCGCCAATACTGCGATCCCATGAACTCGCCTTTGGTCTGTGCGGGATGCAGCCTGGTGTTCGGCGCGAGCGTAACCGGCTCAAGAACCGCCATGACGTCGGCATCCAGTAGCAGGGAATCCGAATACACCGTGCCGGTGTGCGCTCCGGTGGCTCCGGTGTACGCGCGCAGCAAGGTAAAAATCGTTTCACCCGGCACTTGGTTGTCGAACACGGCGTCCTTAATCCGGTTGAGGATCGCGTCACCGTCGATCCGCACTGAGCAGCCGCGCATCCACGGCGCGAAATTGCCCAGCATCGTGGCGGTGTTCTGCCCTTGCGTCAGATTGAGCGTGATTGTAGTCGGAACATTGAGGAACGAACTGCGCGAGTCGTATTTGAGCGACTCAGGGCCATCGAGGAAGATCAGTTCGAGCGATTGATTGACCGCGGCAACGCCCTTAACGACCTCGCCTTCGTCCTCGCCCTTGTCGGTCCCGCCCAGCTCGAACCCGTAAATGTTTGCGTAGGAAAGCAAATCCAGCACGACTTCTTGAACCGTCATGCCGGAGCGCCTTGCCTAAAGCGCAGCGTTCTGTCAATCAGGAAAGCCGAGAGCTTCCTTGATTTGCTCCTCGGTCATGCCTTTTTTCCACACGCCAGCGGCCTTCGCCCGTTCCCTGAGCGACTTCTCTTTGCGAAGCGTATTGATCGCGACCAACTCGGGATCTCTAATTGGTTCTTCCGACTCCGGCGCGACCGCGGCCTGCACTTCGATAAACTCCGGAACCCACTGTTGCTGGTAATCGGGATTTCCGATCAGATCGAATTTGTCGCGGTCGTAATCCTCCAGCGACATTTCAAATACGAACCCGTTGAACTCCGGTCGCAGCGCCGATTGACCGTAGTTTTTTGTGCTGATGCCGCACACAGGGAACCCCGTTTGTCCATGCGAAGCGGCACGATTGATTAACCTTACTCGATGCATTGCCCCTGATAACAGAAGGGCGGTCAGGTGTCGAGCCCGACCGCCCCCTATGGTCATTTCTGTGCCTTAACCTCTACGTTCCGACATTCCTCGCCAACGGATTAATGTCAATCGGCTTGCGCCCTTCCCACGACATAAACCCGCCGACTGCGTACCAAATTTGACCTGTTTCGTCTTGGCAGAACTTGCGACTGGCCGCCTCAATCACGAACAAATCCCCCGATCGCCCGCTTTGGGCGAAAACCAGAACAGGATCGTTTTTCTTTTCCTGTCCCGGTGGTTCCGGTGGTTTGCCCTTCGCCTGATCAAAAGTCGCGCTCACTATTTCCCCGTAGACAAGAACTACGTGAACAGGAGCCTTATCGACAATGTTCAGGATCGGCTGCTCGTAATTGGGCGGTTGGAAGTCTTTGTTCATGTGCCAAGAGCGACAATGTCGACCGGCTTGAACTCGTCGTTACCCGCAACCCCGTGCGAGTTGTAGAAGATCTGCCCAGTCCTGTCCTGCACGAACTTTCGTTTGGCAGGCTCAGGAAGCAGAAACTCCTGCGAGCGACCGCTCTGGACGAACACCAGATGGTCGTAATCCTTGCCGTCCTCCGGCATCGTCGGCACGTTACTGCCGTCGAACACTAGGATCGTGACCACGTTGGTCGGTGTCGTCTGGTCAATGACCGGCTTACTGCCGTCAATGACAGGATCCTCGAAGTCCTCCCACGCAGCCGCATTGATCTGCGCTTCGACTTCTTTGGCTCCTGCTTTGTTGCGCTCGTCCTCCGCGGCGTCGTCGGCCCCAGCGTCTTTCGACGCTTTCCCGCCCTTTAACGCCGCGATGATCTCCGCTTTGGTGGCGCTCGAAGGTACGTCGATGCCGCGTTCCTCCGCGAGATCCCGCAGCTCGGGAACTGTCATCGCGTTGTACTCGTCATCGGTCAGTTTTTTGTGATTCATTTGAAATACTCCTTCCTGTGGTTGCTGCGTTTAGGTGACTGTCGGGAATCCGTCAGCCGGATAAGCGTGCTCGATCACGACGAAGTTGGGATATTTGCTATCCGCCCTCTGTGTCGCACAACTGCCGAACACGGTTTCCACACCGATACCGTGATCCATGCCGTGGTTGCGGTGTTCCTCGGTGCGCGCGGCGCGAGCGTTGCGTCCCTTGAGTGAACCGTAACCGCAGATGCCAGCCATTTCGCCAAGACCGAGGGTGTAACAGAACGGAACTCCGAAGCTGTTGACCTCGATAACGAGCGAACCTACAGGGTGCGAATCGGTGAGATTCGCCAATAGCCACGGGGCTACGTTCCAAGTGATTCCAGAACCAGGGAAGGTCGTGACTGCGATACCAGCAGCAGCCGCGCGCAGCCTGCTCGCCATTGTGAGCTTGTTGCCGTTGTTCACCGTGTAGGTGTAGAGGCCGATCTTGCCGGCGTTAGCGCCGGTCAGATTGTAAATCGCCACGTAGCGCACGGTCGTTGTGTCGGCGGCAACCGTATTCCCATTGGTGTACGTCCACGGGGCATTACTGAATGCCTCGAAGTAGTTGGGAGCAGGTACCAGCGCCGCGCCTGTCGCGTCACCACCACCGGTGATGTCGTAGGCGTTGTTGTCGGCAGGGATCGCCGCACCCAAGAAGGCGCGCGGTTGAATCACTGACCCGACTGGACCGTAGGCTTCGTGATCTCGGACGTACCAGCGGTAAATACCGTGGCCGTTCCAATCCACAAAATCCCCTCGGAAGATCGGGTTGCCTTTGCCGCGGTTCTCCGCGTACTGCAACGCCTGCAAGTAGGCCGATTCACTTCCAAGCGGAGCGAACGCAAACTGCGTCCCGAAGAACAGGAACTGCTCAACGAAACCGCCCGCGTCGTTCTTGATGGTCCCAACGGGTTTACCGCCGAGTCCGGAGAGAACCAGCCCGCTCTTGGTGATCGTGTTGGTGCTCATTACGTCAGCCGATTTGAGCAGGTCGCGCCCACCCTTGAAATTCGGGCGAACCATGTTGATGCCGCTAGTCTTGGCGGCTTGAATCAGCCCCATCATCAGATCCTCGGAGATTTTCCGGCCAAGTCGCGCGCGAAGCAGCTTGTTGGACAGGTTATCCCACTGGGAGCCGACTACGGTTTCCTCTTGGGCAACGTCAGTGATACCGATACCGAACCATTGGCGCCCGATCTTGCACGGGAAGCCGCCGATGCGGAGTTTTTCTTCGTTGCCGCTTCGGTCGCCTTCACCCTGCGCACCAGGCCCACCCAACGGAGCGACTGTCGGAATGTTGATGGTGTTGCCATCGACCTTCGATAGATCGTCGTATTGGATGAACGGTTTGCTCGAGCCGGGACCACCGATCATTTCGTCACTAAACACATTGGCTTGCTCGGCGCCCATAAGGATGCGTTTAACCCAAAGCTCCTCTGCGGCCTTGGGGTTCATCGCTACCTCGTTGGCGTACGTCAGGACGTTAATCTTGTTGTACGACACGCCGAGTTGCTGTGTCAGCAACGGGTTGACCAGCCACACCGCGAAAAATGCTCCGATACTTTGGGTAGCGAGCAAGACCGTCAGCGCAGTGGTCAGGTGAAGCAAGGCAATGGCCTTGCGATATTGAAACTTCATTACTTTCCTCCTAATTTTGGTGACGAGGAAAGAGCGTGTAGCGCAAGAGATACGGGGCTACCGAACAGCGGCAGCAATCCCCTCATTGGCCTTGGCTGCATTGTCCAAGTCCGCAAGAGTGGCTTTATCACTTCGCAGATATTCGACGCTCGTTTTGTCGTCTGTTGATTCTGCGGGTTTCCCCGGCACGGCGGTTTTGGCACCGGATACCGGAGTAGCCTTCTTCTGAGTTGGCGCTGTCGTTGTCTTTTGGGCTGGCTTGGCAGTGGCTTTGGGCGCGATCCCGAGTTCCCGAGCGACGATTTCAGTCACGCGCTCAGGAGCGGTATCAGCGTACAGGATCGGATGCTCAGGGTGGCGAGGATCTTTCATTTCCTCAAACCGTTTAGCGATCGCCTTGCCGAGAACGGTTTTACTGTCCGCGGCGTCCGGAAACTGCTCGATCGCGCGCCCTTTGGATTCCTCGCGCGCGTTCTTCTGAGCGGTTACCTCTTTCTGGCGCTCGCCTTCAACCGCATACTGGATTCCTTCGAGTTTGAGTTCCTCTTTGGAAAGCTGCGCTCGCTTGTCCGCTAGTTGAACCGTAGCGGAGCGCATTGCTTTGGTGGACAGAATCTCCTCCTCGTCCTCGGGATCGATCTGTTGTTCCAGTAGCGTGATTTCGTTCTTGAGCGTTTCGACCGTGGTCAGTTGCGCGGTCAACGGATCAGGTGGCGGCGCCGTTGCGGCTTGCGCCGGCGGCTGCTCGCCCTTGACTCGTCGTTCGGCCTCGGCCCACGTAATCGGTGCGTTGGCTACTTGCGCCGCCTTATACACTGCGTTGATCGCCTTGTCTGTCGGATCGGTGTACCGGAAGCGATTCGGGAGTTCTCCACGAGGCTCCTCCGGTTCGTCGGCAGGTGG